GATGCCTTCAGCAAATCGTGTGGCGTTTAACTATGAATCCATAATCGCCAAGCTTGAGGAAGAGATCGAGAAGTATCAGAAGATGAAGCTCCGTCTCTACGAGGATCTGGCTGATGGCGTGATCACAAAGAAAGAGTATATGGAATTCCGCAACCAGTACGCAAAGCTGCTTGAGGACAAGCAGGCGGCGCTGGAGCGAGTTCAGCGGGAATACAAAGACTCCTGCATTGCAGGAAAAGACATTGAACGAGCATGGGTTGCCATGTTCAGAGAATTTGAAAGTGTCGAGGAGCTGAACCGGCGTGTGCTTATGGCAATCGTCGATAAGGTTCTGATCTATGAAAACCATGTGGTAGAAGTCTGCTTTAAGTTTGGAGACGAATTTCAGCGGTCGCTGGAATACGCCAGCCAATTTGCAGATGAACTTCCTATGGCAATTTAAGGAGGGGGTTATTCCATGGGAAGAAAAAGCAGAAGAAACGATCTGGCAGTAGCCATGCCGGAGGCTGCACCGGCAGAAGTTTTTCCAACGGCGATCTATGCAAGGCTGTCCGTTGAAAACAGTGGTAAAGATGATGGCGGCGCTTCTATCGCTAATCAGATAGAGTTCTGCAAAGAGTATATCGAGAGCTGCCCACACCTTCAGCTGGTGAAAATCTATCAGGACAATGGCTATACAGGGACTGAGATGCATCGTCCGGCCTTCGATGAAATGATGGAGGATGTGAAAAGCGGCATCATCAAAGCGATCACCGTCCGCGATCTTTCTCGGTTCTCCCGCAACTATATTGAAACGGGTACTTATCTGGAGAAGATCTTTCCGAAGCTGAATGTCCGGTTCATCTCAATCAAAGAGGATTTCGATACCTTCACGACAGATGGCAGCGCGGAATCCCTGATGATCCCCCTGCAAAGCCTGATCAATGACCTGTATTCCAAGGATATATCCCGGAAGGTGGAGGCTGCTCTGCGTGTGCAGATGGAGAACGGCGAGTTCAACTGGAGAAGACTTCCGTATGGTTTCCGGTGGAATGAGGAGCATACAGAGATTGTGCCTTATGAGCCGGAGGCTGAGATCGTCCGGCAAATCTACGAGTGGAAGCTTGAAGGAAAGTCGTCTAAGCAGATTGCTTTTACACTCCGGGATATGCAGGTTCCTCGCTATCACTATGAGAGTGAAGATGAAATGTACCGCTGGTGCTCTTCCGGGATCAATGCCGTTCTGAGAAATCCGGCCTATATTGGCAGGCGCGTATATGGTGTCCGTCACAGCGCGATCTACAAAGGCATCAAACTGGAGAGAATGCCGAAAGAAGAGTGGCATGTTGAGGAAGACGCTCATGAGGGCATCATTGATAAGCTCAAGTGGAATGCGGTGCAGGCCATAATGAACGAGGACTCCAAGAAGCGCAAAGATAGTATGGAGAAAACGCAGAAGGAACGGGATAAGATCGTCAACCTGTTTCAGGGCAGGATCTTCTGCGCTGACTGCGGAAGGCCGATGTACCTTCATAAGAGTCGAATGGATGGCTATGAAAATCGGTGGTATGGTTCGTATGACTGCGCGTCCCGCCAGAAGCATCCGTCTGAGCGCTGTGTATCTCATCATATCCGCAAAGACGCTCTTGATCCTAAAGTGCTGGAGGCTATTCGGTTGCAGGTGAAGTCTGCGCTTGACTATGAAGAGCTGATTGCACGGCTGAGAAATACAAAGGCAGAAAAGAGCATCCGAAATCAGCTGAATAACAATATCTCCTCGGTATCTTTACGTCTGAATGGTCTTCAAAAGAAACGCACCAGACTGTATGAGGACTATATCGAGGGCATTCTGGATGAGGCAGAATACACCTTTGCCAAAAAGACTTACGATGCTGAATACGAGATGCTGGATCGGCAGCTCAATGAGCTGATGGAGCGCAGAAATGCCTATGTGGAGGCTATGTCCTCCGATAACAAATGGATCACCCTGATGAAGGGTGTACGTAATGCCAAGAAAGTCACTCAGGAGCTGGTGGATACTGTGGTTGATAGAATACTGGTATATGAAGACCGCAGCATTGAAGTCATCATGAAGTATCAGGATGTATATGAGCTTACCGTGAAATACGCGGATGAAATCAGGAAGGAGGCTGAAGCAAATGGATGATACCCGTATTGCTATTTATATCCGTCTGTCTTTGGCCGATGAGGATACCGGGAAAGACAAGGACGAGAGCAACAGCATTGTCAATCAGCGTGGTCTTATTCATCACTTTCTGGATCGGCATCCGGAGTTGTCCAAGTATCCGCGCACGGAGTTCGTGGACGATGGCTATACCGGAACAAATACGGACAGACCTGCCTATCAGAATATGATGGAGCAGATTAAAGCCGGAAAGTTCAATGTGCTGATCACGAAAGATTTTTCGAGAGCACACCGCGACTACATTGAGCTGGGCAATCTTGTCGAGTATCTGCTTCCATTCCTGAAAGTCCGGTATATCTCTATCAATGACGGTTATGACAGCAATGACTATGACGGTACGACCGGCGGCATTGATGTTGTCATGCGTTCCATCATTTATGATGCCTACAGCAAAGACCTGTCCATCAAGGAAAAGACCGGAAAGCGGCAAAGCATGAAGAAAGGCCGTAGGTGCTCCGGGTTCCCGCCCTTCGGTTATGTGAGAGATCCTAAGAACAAGTCAATGGATCTGCTTGATCCGGAGGCAGCAGCTATCGTCAGGAGAATCTTCGACGATGCTCTCAAGGGGATGAGCGTTACTGAAATCGCTCAACATCTCAACGATGAAGGCGTACCCACACCGGGGCAGTATCATCGGCAAAAGAACCCCGGAAAGAAGAAATATGCCTACATGTCCTCTGAAATAAGCTGGACATATGCAGCCGTTCACACTATCCTCAATAACTACAAGTACACTGGCGCTGCCGTTGGGGGCAAACGAAACAAGATAGCCCCATGCAGCAAGCACACGGTCAAAGCCTCTGAGGAGGAGTTGATCATTGTCCCTGACATGCACGAAGCTATTGTGACGGAGGATGAATTCCAACGTGCCAATGAGACGATCCGGAAGGCTGCACAGCCTAAGAAGAAAAGCGGTGAGCTATATCCATTGCGGTCTCTTGTATACTGCGGTAACTGCGGAAGACGGATGCAAAAGAGGAGGTCATCCATGAGTTTCATCTGCGCCTATACCCGTACAAATCCCGACAGCGGATGCGCTGAGATTCAGTGGGATGATGGTAAGCAGCTGGAGCAGATCGTCTTTGACGCGATACGGGGCTATATCCATCTGGCAGATAAGAACCGCAAGAAGGCAAAGAGCTTTCAGAAGGACAGACAGCGGACAATCCGTACTGAAGTCCAGAGCATTGCAGGCCTTCAGGAAGAAATCGCAAGGCTGAAGCTGGAGAAGCTGAAGGCCTATGAGAAGTACTGCGCCGACAAGCTTGATAGATCCGCTTATTTGGCTGAGAAAACAGCGATTGATGAGAGGATAGCAAAGCTTGAAGCGGATATCTCTTCCTCGGAAGGCAGAGTATCTGGTTTGGAAGAACAGTCTCCAGAGGTCAATTCAGAGCTTGATGCTGCCTGCTTATCTTTTCAGGATGAGGCCGCACTGACCTATGATATGGCACATGCTTTCGTGGATCGCATCATGGTCTTCGCAGACGGGAGCATCGAAATCAAGTGGAGATTCAAGGACATCTTCGCTGAGAAGTAAAACACCACACACATCACGCGCCATGCAGCTTAACCGTTGTATGGCGCTATTCTTATGGGAGGAACACTATGGAAAACACAAATAATGCATCCATCCGTTGGACTTATTCTGAGCGCATCCGATTTTTTAGAAAGATGCTTGGCATGACGCAGAAGGAGCTTGGCATTGAAATTGGCTATTCAGAGAGCACTGCGGATGTCAGGATCGCGCAGTATGAGAGTGGCGAGAGATCGCCGGGGCAGGATACCATTGACGGCATAGCTGCCGTGTTTGGCATTTCTCCAATGGCTTTGATGGTGCCTGATATGACTATGAATCAGACCATGCACGTTTTGTTCGCTCTTGAAGATAGACTAAACTTTGAACTGGCAGTGTACGATGATTCGATCCATCTGGTCTTTAGAGAATCGAAGGTATCGACTGAAGTGCTGTACAGAATGTTATGTTGGATGGTTAAAAACGGAGAAAGACGAGATCCGCTTATTGGAGGGGATTTTTACGATGCATGGAGATATCGGTATCCATCGAAGTATGACAACTATCCAGTGGCGTATGATCCTGAAGATGAAGATCTCTCTGACGATACAATCGAAATAGTATCGGATTGAAAAAGAGGAGCCGACTTGAGCCGCTGAGATAATCTCTGCGGCTCATCGGTTCCTCGAAAAAGTCCCAAAATTTTTTAGTCTCTACTTGACACAGGCAGACATGAGCCGGGTCGGCAGGAACTACCTTGAAGTAGGCATGTACACCGAGATCCTGTTTGTGGAGAAGAACGTCCGCTTTATTGCCATCAACAACGGCATTGACAGCTTCTCCCAGCAGGAGAACGACTTTACCCCGTTCATCAACATCATCAACGAATTCTATGTGCGGGACACCAGCAACAAGATCCGCGCGGTGATGAAGATGAAG